AATTGACCCCAAATCAAATTCTATAGAATTATATAAAGTATTATTAAAAGTATAACCAATATGACTACTTAATATACCTTCATTGACCATATAACTACCATCAGTTATAGTATCCCCTATAATATATTGTCCATACCCCATGGACTGTAATTTTATATTTGTTTGTATTAACTCATTATCAAATTCAACATCATCATTATACAACCTCGGTCTTTCATCATATTCAAATCTTATTCTAAATGGTTGCCCATTTAATAATTCATTAGTGGTTTCCACCACGGCAACATGTTGTTGCGGTGTTCCTCCAAGTATGTTAGTATAATTCGCACTACCATTATATCCGTTTGTTGGAAAAATATTAGTAAAAAATCTTTTGGTTATAACACTAGAAGTTGACGAATCAATTAATTCATTACCAGAAATATTATTGCCATTATACATAATCCAATCATTAGATAAATCAGATATTAACTTATATAATAATCCATTTGCATTATGTATATCAGTAAATGATGTCTCAGATGTAGATATTCCGTAATGTGTAAGATCCGAAAGAGAGATTACATTATTAGAAAAAGTTGCCACAATTAAGTATGAGCATCAATATTAATGTCGGTATTAAGAATCCAATCACCCGAAACTAATATACATACTCTCATGCCATTACCATTTGGCAATGTAGAACGTAATCCATAATACCTACGTTTATCAATCTCATCAAGCTGATCTCCCCTAGCATATGATACCATTGGAACAGTACTACCTTCTGCGATTACTTGAGCAGACGAAAAACAAATCATATCTATTTCTTCTCCCGGATACATAAAAGATTGTGTTGTTAGACCGGTTGGAAATGTAATCACAAATCGATTGTCATCTGTAATTGATAATTGCTCCATTGGATTCAGAATAGCATTGCTATCAGTTTCATGTTTAGTTGCAGACTTATGAACGTCCCATGGTTTTAATTTATCATATTCACGGACAACATACCTCCAAATTGGTTTTGCAATCCAATCAGACGCCAATGGATCTTCTTTATCAAATGGATCCAATATATATGCAGTTTTACCTGTTGTTGTATTAAATTCTGAATGATTGAGTGTATATAAATTACCGACATAATCATGAACTTGTGTCGTTTCATCATTCACAGTATGTGATGATATAGAATTAGTTCCATAAAATATTCCAAAATCTCTAGGATAAAGTGAATCACGACTACATGAATATAAACAATGAACCGGATATCTATAAGCCGAATCTATACGAGTTTCCCCAGAAATATTACTGACTAATCGTTGAGATACTATCCACGCATAATCATCATTTTCTGTTGACCCCGCATCATCCCATAACCCCAAAGCAAAACCACGTTCACTCATTGTCAATCTATATGACATGGGATATGTACCTTGAACATTTGGGTCAAGTTTTCCAAATCGTTTAAACCACCCTCTACCTTTTGTTTTTATTCTTGTTTTTATATTATTAACAGAGGCAGAACCGACATATGGATATACTGTATCATGAAATTCAAGATCTACAATTTCACCTGGCAACCTAGATATAGAACCATCTAAATATTGACCATTACTCAATAGAGTTAATTGATTTTGATCAGTAGAAATAACTTCTGTTATATCACCACTATCTAATAATTGCAATGAAGTAGCTATATTAACTTTTAACCAACCATACATTGGGTTAGGTATTCCAGTATTTCCGTGGAGTTCCCATGTACCATCTGCCGCCAAAGTTCCACTAAAATCATAACCATTACCTGCACCAGTTCTACCTAATGGTGCAAATGAAGTTTCATTGATACCCGCACCACCTGCATATTCAGGATGTCCTAATTGTCTCATTCTTATATTTAATTGATCTAGTTGATATAAAAAATCAGCATCTTCTAAATAAATTCGTTGTCTTAAATCAAATTCAAACCTAATTCTATATGTTTGGTCTATAGAAGATCCTATCTGGTTAGTATATGACATATCAGACGTAGTATCTAATAACATAACATGTTGTGCATTAGAAACACCATAATTGGCAGATCCTGTATACGTACTTAAAGAACCAGTTGTTACTTCTACAAAAAATTGTTTAGTAACGTTATTAGTTCCATCTGTTATAAGGTTACCAGTAACACTACCATTGGTATATAATTCCCACGCTCTAGTCATATCCGCCTTTATTAATGATAAAAAGCTAGCATTCGGATGTGGTGACTCCACATTATTAATAAAGGCGTGTGGTCCATCTATAGAAGTAATACCACTTCTTTGTCTAGATACACCATAATTAAATAAATTTTCAGGTGATATTACTGAATCTACATGTGACATAAAATATTTCCTGTGTTATTTGTTTTCTATATATGATTGTTTGGTATCAACAACTTCATTTCTAAAAGATGCTAATGTTGATGTGTTTATTCTATTAATATTTGCAACCTCTAAATCCAATATAGGCATCCATGCAATTGCACATTTCCAATCATCATATTCTTTTTTAGAGTCCTGTGGGTCTGTGCCAACTATCTTAGTGTACCAAGCACATCTATGTATTTTATTATCTTTAATTTCTTCACATTTACTACCTAATGGACAAGTAATTATTACATCATCAATCATAATATTAATCCTTCACACACATAATAACATTAGAATATTTAGGGGTTATAATTAATTGCTTTACATTTCCAGTAAAAGAACTTTTTAATGTATGTCTATGTCCGGCACCCGCACCTGTAAAATCTGTAGTAGAATCATTATGAATATTATGTAGTTCATTTGTTCTAGCAGACCTCCAACCTGGACCACGGCTGTCACCTGTTCCGTAGGTATGATTATGACGTGGCATTTCATTAATTGATAGCGGATGATAATCGGTATATCCAGACATTTTTAAATCATGTGTATGCGTATGTGTGAAAATAGTAGAAGCTGATGCTCCATCTTGATTAGTATTACCACCATCTGATTTAGTTTTGACAACACGTAATATACTATCATTTGCAACAGTATATAATGTCCAACCAAGTGGCACATATGACTGATAAAATAACAAAGTAGTTCCCGTTGCAAATTCTGAAGAATTATCACCAACCGATGGTCTGTTAATTATGTCTACCCAATATACATCGTGATTATGATCACCACCACCACCAGAATCAACACCAGTTGGTAAATTATTTAATTTATAATCTAAGGCATGAATATCTTCTTTGATATTGTCTGTTTTTGCAATAACATTTAATGGTTCTGAATAATACTGTCCTGCTGATGAATTAACCGTTGAAATACTTAATCCTATAGATTCTATCATATTATCCATACGATTGTCAATATCAACAATATTTGTTCTAATTACTCCATTTTCTGTAAATATAGTATTAATTTTATTAGTATGTTCAATGTCAACCTTATCATGATATTCTGATCTAAATGCAACTATTTCAGTATCAAGTAAATTAATATCAGTTTTAATATTATCGGTAGTACTATATATATTATAAACACCTGACGTATATATCCCGTCTGAATTTAACCCAACATTACTTTCTATTGTATCAACATTAGTAATAGTATTATGTAATAAATTAATAGTACCATTTAATGTGTCATTAGTCTCCTTGAGTTTTATATCAAGTGTATTAATATTAGTTTTTATAACATCTGACGAAGTGTAATTTGGTCCTATTGCAATATAATCACCATTTAATTCCAATCCGATATATCTAAATGCATTTGCTTGTTTTGTTTCTAATGATTGTATTCTATTATCATTAGAAACAACATAATCATACGTTTCATTTAAAGAACTGACAAATGTATCTTTATTTGTTGTTTTTAATCCTGACCAATTTCCAAATACCACTTCAATATAATCTGAATGTAATTTTATTTTATTAGTTTTATTTCTCCAATCTTCAAAAGTATCAGTCTGTAAAACTTCGTTTATTTCTGGATATATTGGTATTGACATAATATTTCTCGTTAATTTAAATTATGGTAATTGTGTTAGTTTCGCAGTTGCAACGGTAGAGGTATCACCACCCCATCTTATAGATACCCAACCTGACTGAGACCCAGTACCACCTAACGGTACACTAGTATTTATAACTGATGGATGGACATAACTGAGTGGGTTAACCTGACACCAATATGAAGTAAATTGATATGGATTACCACCACATGCACTATTGTCACAACATGTATGGAATGGACCTCCTGATGAACTACCAGATTTAATATTACCGGAAATGCCAGACTTTATAGAAGATGAACCACTTCCGTGTCGAGAAGTGCCATGTCCACATGTAAATATAAGAGATCCATTATAACTTAGTGTAGTATTAGTGCCCTCACCACCCACAGTAGTCCAATGATATCCATATCCACCACCACTTCCTACTATAATATTTACTGTAGAACCAGGAGTCACCGATAACTTAACATCTGTAACTCCAGCACCAGTACCACCTATGTATGCAAATCTGCCATAATCTCCGTCATGAGTACCATACCCAGCACCACCACCACCAACAGCATCAATTGACAATTCATATACACCACTAGGTACGGTAAATGTATGACTACCAGAGTGCATATATGTCTTAAAATCAATCCCAGCAGCACCACCTTTGGCAACCACCGTCTGTGTGGCACCATCATCCCAAGAAACATATGAAGAAATACCAGGACTTCCTCCCCAATGATTTTTACTATAAGAAATAGGGTTTGTTGATCTATTTGGCCAATACGTTTCTGGATATCCATATGATTGAGGTGGGGATGGATTAGTTATACCATCTCGTCCAACTTTAAAATTAATTCTTTGTCCAGGTGTTACTGGTATTATATCTGACTTAATTTCACCAGGTATACCAGACCCTCCATTAATTTGACTCCAACCAGTTTGTCCACCACCAGTTCCACCTATAAGATCATATTTTAAATTAAAAACTCCGTGTGGAACCCGATAATCAACGGTTGTATCTGGTATTGTATACGATTTATATTTATCCTCATATAATACCGGTTTCCATTCATTATTTTCACGTACATATACCTCATGTACATGTTCCCACTTACCTTTTTTCTTAACCCAAATTTGATCACTTTGTGTATAACTACCAGATTGAACAATTTCACATTCAGTCTGTGTATTACCATCTGACGGAACTTCTGTACTAGTATAAGTTGACTCATCATATGAAGTATCTACCCATGAAGAAACTGTTGCAGAAAAACTAAGATTAGTATTCCCACGTCCACGTCCTTGTTCCACCCAACCGCTAACTTTAATAGATATAGTTTTATATACATTACCTGAATTTGATATAGTTATATCTGAAAAGTATCCGTATTGTGTTCTCCTTGCAACAGTACAACAATGTATCCACGGACCATTATTTAATCTATAGTATAAATATGCCCCGTGATGCCATTCTTGAGAATAACTGTCTTGTTTTGCCCAAGCATTAGTTATGGTTATTGTAGTTAAACCACTTATATCAATATAATTATGATACGATACTTGTCTAGTATCTGCAAATGTAACAACTAAATTCTTCTTAAATCCTTGAGATACATGTGTCTTTGTCCAATTAGTAATAACCTTAGTGCCTGAAGCAATATTGGCAGATGCCGTTTTACTATTAAATTCAGTATATCTACTGTCATGAATATAAAAAGTCATTATTCTGTCCGTTTCCACATATAAACACATTTAAATCGGGGTACTATGGAAAATGATTCAGCAGTACCAGCATTACCTGTTTTCACACTAAATATATCTGGTAATGAACCATTACCAGGTGCTCTTGAAATACCAGCTGGCCATTCTGCCCCATTGGTATATCTCAACGATGGTGGTAGAGATTGTCCCACGAAGCTATTAGTAGAATGGTTAGGGTCAACTGACCATTGAATAGCATTTTTATGATCATCGGTAGTAAATATATTCCCTCCAGGTATATTATCATCTGTCAATGTAACGGTAGATGCACCACCCTCATCTTCTGAACCTAACCCATCTACACCAACCGATACACCAGTAAGGACTCTTCCAATTCCATATGCTACCCATACACCAAATCCAAATATAGCATTGGGATTTCGGTCATCCGTGGCATTCTGATATATTGATCCTATAGGATATATATCCGATAAACTTGGTGCTAAATGTGCTGTTGAAGATATATACCCATCAATATGAACCGCAATTGCTCCTGGAGATCCGCCACTATTAACAAGATACATGTCATATCGCACTTCAAATGAACTAGTATATGGAAATTGCAAAGTATTATAATCCGAAGTCGTATCCGCATATGATGATACTACTGACCTTGAACTAGATACAATCCTCTCTGACACCTTAGACGATCTAAATTTCATATCAACATAAGTCTCAAAAGAAAAAGATTCAAATGTTATTATAAGTGCATGGGCATCACTTGGTATTTCTGATGGCACTGTAAATGAATGCCATTGATCTGATCCAGCTTCAGTTGCATTAATTAAATTATGTTGTAGAACATGACTAACCCTGTCTATATATACAATATCTCCCTTAAACATACCACCACCACCACCTGATGATGCAGTTTCCCATCCTATTGAATTGTTACTAGTCGCAACTAAATGTTTAGTTGTACCTGAAGAAAACGCATTACCTGGTTCCGGCACATGTAACCCTGTCGGATGATTGAAAGAGGGTCCATCACCACCAGAGGCATTCAATGTTCCATCATAATCTACAGTTAAATTGGCACCGACTTTAATCGCACCAAGTTGAGCAGATGATGCCATTCTTAAATCATTATTAGTAAAATGTGGTGTATCGTCACCACCACCACTGCCACCACCACCACATGGAACTGCTCCTCCAACTCTATACCATATATCACCATCAGCACCACCACTTGGCGGTGATGATGATATAGTTCTAGCACCTTGTCCATTAGAATTATCTATATGGTATTGTCTTAAATTATCAAAATTAATATCATTAGAATTTTGGTCATTAGTATGTTCTGTTCGTAAATTTTTGAGTTCATCATCTATATCACGAATATCACTCTTTATATTATCATTTATCGCAATAAGATTATTGGCAGAAGAACTATATTTACCATCCCCACCTAATCCTATATAATTAAACGATGTAGTTTGTTTTAATATCAAATCATCAATATTTGTTTTATTAAAATTGATGTCGGATTCATTAGTTGATATTAAAACACGTATATCATCATCTTTTGAATTTATTAAATTAAAATTATCAGTAATACGTTCATCTAAATACACGATGTCACCAGACACAGATCTATTTAATAATCCCAACCCATCATAAGACCCATCTAAACTAAATCCCAAATTAGATAATGTATTATTAAATCTTACACCCGTTTTAGTCAGTAAAGAATCAGTTAAAACAATAGTATCGTAATTACTTTCAGTCTTGTCATCTAATAATTTTATATCTTGTTTTATTATATTACTAATGGCATAACTGTTATCGATATCTGAACTATATATACCGCGTGAATTTAATCCAATATAATTAAATGCATTCTTAAGTCTATCATTTATATCAACTATTTCTTTAGTATTATTATCTGAATGAGTATCTAATTCGGTTACTATACTTACTAAATTATTAGAATCATAGTTGTCACCATGTCCAGTTTTTGTTGGTAACTGTTTCCAATCTCCTAATAATTTTTCTACTTCTATAGAATGTTCTTTTAATAAATTTGTTTTATCTTTCCAATCATCAAACGTATCAGTACGTAATACCTTTAATATTTTTGTATAATTATCTGTAACTGACATTTTATAATTTCTCCAATAATTGGTTTAATATATTCTTTATTTCCGATACTTCAGATTTCAAATTTATAAATTCTTGTTCATCTTGTTCTCGTTTTCTTTTGACCATTATATACTTGTTGTATTCGTTATCATCAACATTAACTATACTCCCAACATTCATATCTCTAATTAAAGATGAATGTCCGTCAACCTTTCTTCTATTAATCATAATTAAATCACCTTATGATGTTGCTATGACTCTAAGGTCTTTAACTTTTGGCACATCACAAGTATTAATACCAATCATTACTATTTTTATACCAAATGATGTGAATTCTGGCAATGGTGTAGTCATACCTAAATCCATAGATAATTCAGTATAATCATCAGGTTCTTTAGATATTATGTTATAATACCCTTCAGGATTATCTATTAAAGTATATTGCAGTTCTCTATAATTATCAGCATCAGAGTGTTTAAGTTTATAATACACATTAATATCACTACCCAACGGTATATGAACACTTAATGCAATCCTTAATGAAGTTGCTGGATTAAGTAGTGCAACTTCTTTTGTGATATATTTACAATCAGCAGAACCGCCATTAGGTTCTAGTTCAGACACCCACCCATCATTTGCAATATACCCATCTTCGTTAATATTTGATGGGAGTTGATCACCATTACTGTTAATACTATATGTCGGATTATTTAATCTGTTAGACATACAAGTTGCGCTTATCCTTTGATTATCTATCATTGGTGTCAAATAATCGGTGGTTGACGATAATATTGCTTTATATTGTAATGATGGTTCCCCACCAAAAAAATACTCATTCTCATGTGAAAATATATTACGTGGGGTATTAAATTCTATAGCGCCCGAATCAGGCACAAATGGTGACCAACCAGTATCACGAATTCCAGGTTGTGATTGAGAATGTTGGGACGATCCTGATGTTGATTTTAAGAAGAATGAAACATCAGTTTCATCTAATATCACTCTTTGTATAGCTGGATATAAAATATCATATTTAGAATTTATATAAACTCTAGGTAAATCTTTAGTATTATTTTTAATTGGAGTATATAATCCACTATTTGAGGGTACAATAGAAGTCCCAACAACTAAAGTCGATCTAACTGCATCATTAATAGACTTATCAGTAGATGCATAATAATTCATTTTAGATTTTGAAACATCAATAGTAAAAGTATCCAATGATGTCTCTACAACTTCATGAACACCATTAATATCAGCTCCACTAATTGCACTATTAGTATCGGTGCCTCCATATAATGTATTTGGATATAATCCAGTTATTGCAACATAATATCTATTATTATATGACAGTTTATCATATAAATCGTGATTAAGTACTTTTATTATTACTTTAGAACTACCCTTTGTTATACGCATAGATGATAATCCTAATTTGGCACTAGAAGTATCATAATCATTTTCATCAACAGATGTACTATTATACGTAACTATGGATGTGTTATTAATATCAAATTTAGCACGATATACTCTAAATTTAAGATCCTCCATTTGGTCAGCAGTCCATGTAGATGCATTCTGAGATTTAAAAAATACACCAGCGTATGGTTGTTCAGATATAATACCTTTACCGTCTAAAGATTCTTCACCTAATCTAGAAACATAACATCTATAATCTTGGGTGTCCGCTAAGATAACTATACAATATTCTACTCCACTTTTAAGATGAAATGGATATTTAAAAGTAAAAATACTTTCAGCCGTACCATCATCAGATACCGTAATATCACGTGGGTGTAATTGAGTTTCTGCCATAACTATTTGTCCAGGAAATCCAGCAAGAGTATTACGAATTTGTACTCTAGCTTTAATTTGGGGGCTACCTGGTTGTGGTTTAGTTGCAAAATATAGTCCAACGCGTGATATAAAAAATCCATCTGTTGGTTTTATTTCTAATGTTTGAGCCAACGGATCATACCAACCAGTTGTAGAAATCATTTTTCTTCCTAAACTAGTTGAGTCCAAATAACTAGCATCAACAGTCCCCATATCTTTACTTTCAAAGGTGGCAGAACGAACATCCACAACAGTTTCTTCTTGATGTTCTAAAATACCCCTTGCAGTATATTCTGTCTCACATGACGTTCCGGCATCTGCCGAATTATTAATTTGATCGGTTAATCTAAATACTCTATCACCAGTTCTAAATCTCAAACTCTCAGAATTTGGTATAGTAAATATACCATTAACACTACCTTCATTAGTTGTTGTGATAGCACCAGAACCACCATCAATCCAAGAATTGGATTTATATTTTCCGATTCTAAAAGTTTCTCCAGGTTTTAATGACATAGACAAAAACATTTCTTCATCATCTACAAACGACTTAGGATCTAAATTATTAGTAACCGTATACACAATTTCATCGGGAACACCATCCCAAGCAATATCTACTATTCGGACAGTATGACTTGAAGTTGACCCTGTTATATATATTTTAGGATCATCCTTTAAAAAGGCAGCATTAACTGGATCATTTACAGCAGACTCTGCCGATGGTTGTCCAGATGCATCAACCGTATCACGTAATATCATTTGAGAAGGAGTACTACAATATGCTGTTACATTTTCCCCATCAAAAAAAGCATACAACTTCGTATTTGGTTTCATAGTATCTGCTGTAAATTTAACAATACGAGATCGTATAAATGGTACAAACTCTGTGCTAACTACACGTTTACCATATCGTTCTTGGTATTTCTTTTCATGTATAGAATTAAACTTAACAGATTTGTGTGCCTTTACCTGTTGTATCGCAGTAACATCCGCATATGTATCATATCTTATTGACATTATTGTTTCCTTATTTTTATATAACTATAATTAATTTATAATTAACATTAACTATGTCGAAATACCGTCGTTTGATTGCTATTCACGGTAGTTAAAGTGGTGCGACTCTCTTCTTCAACTTCACCATATACTGTACCTAATGCACCTGATATTTCTGCCAATTCTTTAAATGTGGAATATTCATCACGGTCTATTTTAAGATCTGGGTTAGTTACAACGTCACGCCAATCATCATTAGGTGGTTTTAATTCAACCGAACCTCTAAACGTAAATACGGCATAAGGGTTAACATTAACAGTTTTAGAACATTTTGGTTGGTCAATTACTAATTCATGTGTATATGGTAACATAACAACATCATCCAAACATACAAACCCTTCAGATTCACTTGGGTTAAATGTCATATTAACATTTTTCTCATTGAATTTAGGTCTTAACTCAGAAGTTCTCATATCAATAGAACACTGATAATCCGGATCTAAAATATCTCCAATATTATGTCCATCAAATGGTTCAACTAAAAATCCATTTTTAAATCTATTATTACCATTAACATCTAGTATTTCCATATCAGAAGTATTTTTTTCTAATAAAGATAAACTCGTATAATATTCTAAAGTACTAACTCGTTGGTCAATTTTACCAATGTCGCGCATAGTATATCGTCTATTATCAATCATTGTTTTAATAACATCACCACTTGACGATGTAAACGGTAAAGCAAGTAATTCATATAAAACCATACCATCATCTGGCGTTTCTGGTAACAATGGTTCTATTGCAGATATTCCGTAAGCAACTTTAAAAAATCCATTTTTAGTTAAATATAATAAATCCCTTCTTGGTAAATATACTCTATAATCTGTTATTATATCAGAATTATTTAATGGATAATCTATCTTTTGTGTAGATATATCATTACTTAACAATACTCTATCAGTAATTTTTCCAGCTGTTGCCGCGGGTCTAAAATCAAAATATGAAGACAATTTCTGTTTTCTATAAGTCGGAACATCATCATATTCGACATTAGTATATGAGTCAACTATTGCAAATGATCCAGAACTATGTTCAAAAAAAGAATACACAACTATCATTCTACCAATACAAGGGTCATAACCACGTTTTACATTTAAATATCCCAAATTAATAACTTCATTCCGCTGTCCGTCATCTAAATTATAAGAATCTGTAATATCATATAATGGTAATGGGGATGTACTGTCATCTGTCCAATCCATAGAATTAGTATTTGCCAAAAAACGTTCTTCCATTTCTTCATAAAATGGAGATAATTCACCAGTAGCACTAGGACTATATGCCCAAGGGTTAAGTCCAGTTTTTTCAAAATAATTAAAAGCATCAGAAGCATACTGTAATTGTTCAACCGACATACTATTAATTAATTCAGTTTCATTATCTAAATTTATTCTATATACAAGATTATCAATATTTACAGTATCATATATTCTATCCACCTCACATATATCAGAATGTTTTAATTGTACATTTTTCATAGTATATTCACCACGATACTCAACCGGTGATACAGCATCATACATAATACCAGAGCTCGTAGTATAAGTTGTTGAATTCGTTTTAATCATATCAAGGTTAAACGATGAGGCAATAGCCGAAGATATGTCGGAATTACCTGACCCCAAATTAGTTACAGAAAACCCGTCTATGGCATCACCCGTATTATCAACCAATGAATATGGTAACTCAATAACATTATAAACCTTTCGTTTAAGTTTCTCTACCGCTTCCGTTTTCACTATAGGAATATATATATCAATTGTGGAAAAACTATTCCAATCTGTCGGGTTGGATATATCCACAGTTCTATAATTATTAGAAAATGTCACCATCGATGACGTTATTTTATGAACTACTCCCAAAAGGCCGGTACTGCTATTAGTATATGAAAAATAATAACGCTCATCAAATGCCATAAATTTTTCAAAAGAGTTATCACTTAAAGTTAAAGTGATAGAACCATTTGCAACTGATGTATCTGAATATAATCTAAGAAATTTATATGAAGTATCAATGGAAACACTACCAGTAACTTCATCAACATGTCTTACAGTTTTTATATAAGAACTCTCTAATGGTATTAATGAACCAGAACCAGATATATCTATAATTGATTTAGATGTTATTATTCCACCAGTATCACGTTTTATAAGATCTGATATAGTCCCCGAATTACCCACCCAATCACCACCAGAACCAATATATTCACCCGAACCAATATTATCACCAACATTAAACATATTAGTATTAACTGTTTCTCCTGTACTATATTCAGAACTACCCAAATGTTTGATAATAATATTACCAGAATCTGAATAATAAACATTTCCAACCGTTTTATTATTAAGACCAAACTTCTTATACGCTATGGCTTTATTTCCAACATCAATAGACCCAACACCATTACTAACAATATTATAAGATACTAATGTTGATGCACTAAATGTCCATGTACCATTTATAGAAGGTCTAGAAGATACTGACCTAATATGTTCACTAGTATACTTATTACCAGAAATATCTGAGTCATATTCAATATCAGAAATAAATAATTTAAATATGGCACTTCTCTCATCGGATGTAGTTGGCCTAGTTCTAGAATGAGATAATCCATTAGCAATACTACCACTACTCGATAAATATTCAAATCCTTTAACTCTTGCAGTTGCAACTACACGCACCCCTAAAGTATTCTCAGTTGTATTTTGAATATTATATACACTAGTGCCCCATAAAGAATCACTATGAATTCTAGTATCAGTATGTAATATATTTATGATTGCGTTATTGATATCGAAATCGGGTTTGGTTACATAAAATTGGCAACCTTTATCAAGTATTGGAGTATTATAAAAATTAACTCTAGACCCCACTTCGGGTACGCCAGATATATCCGATATATATATGAAAGATCCAAGTCCAGTATTAATATATTCATTATTCCGTTGTATACTGTCTAATGCCTTTTTATATGGTATATACTTTGTATTCCTACTTCTAATATTCCATCCAAAAACATAAGCATTACCTCTCTCAATACCAAGTGATAAATGCTCATCAAAAACATCCATCATATCGTCATGAGTTTTACCTGGATAAAATATTGTATTATCTATTTCTAAATTTTGATAAGGATAATTAATTTTATCCTGTAATGATACATTATGAATTAATGGTACATCATTAATACCATCAAATAATTTAGTATTAATAAAATTATCAATTACAAACTTTTCTGCCAATAATGGGTCAATGAATTTTAAAGAATCAACATTGACAACACCTCTATTACTATCTTTATTAAAATATTCTCTAACATCCAATCCAAACGGAGACACCGTATAATGTCCAGATTCGTCATATGTACGTCTAGCTAATATTTCCATCCAATTAAACATACCGTCGTCACGGTCTATTAACTCTTCGACTCCATTTTTAACGCCCAACAACTGAATAAAATTCTCTGTTAAATTCTCATCATAAGGTATTGTTGTAAATAATAAATTCACTTTATATCTATCAGCACCTGGCGAATTATAATTAGTTGACCCCTGTGCATTATCAAATAACGAACTATCGTCATATACTGATACTATTTCTTCCTGTAAAAACAACCCAATCTTATATGATGGTTCATCTGAATATCTATCCAACGATATAGTCTGTCTAAAAACATTTACTAAATTGCCGTCAATATAATAAATACCATTATCTATATGTGCAATAGACCCCAACCCAATAGATGGGGCGTGTGATGCTATGTCAATAGATATTTCACACTGGTATGCCGATAATGGTATTGTTGTTGGTCTTCCATCATCATCTAAAACAAAACCATCAACCGTATTTAATATATCCCCTATAGAATATGACACATCACCAGAATCGTTATTAGAACCTGTTCTGTATTTTATAAAAAGTGTATCCGTCATATTATCATCATCCAAAATTGATGATTCTACATGAACAACCGTGGCCAAAATACCTATTGTATTTATAATATCTCTACCAACAAAATCCGACACCGCATTATATGATGATCCAACAGACCTAATTACTTTTATATACGTGATTCCAATATCCATAGAGGTTCCACCTGGAACTACCATTGCCCCATTTTTATAAAACGAATCGGATAAATTTGAAATTTGTTTTTGTAAAATCGACTGTATCTGTGTCAATTCCCTAGCCTGCACACTATATCCAGGTTTAAATAATATTTTCAAAAAACCTTTATCATTATCAAAATCATCATGATATGGAGTAGTATTTAAATTTATAGTCATAATTTGATTCTCATTGTTATCTATGTATTAAGTTAATATTTATTAGAATTCAAATACAACTTTTATATCTTCTATTTGATCTATAGCACGTGACACCGGCTGTCTATTCTCAATATATAATACTTTACCTCGTCCACGTTTTACGTCAAATGACTTCTCATTAGTAGTTTCATAATTAGGATGATTTGGTCCTCTATACATTTCATTTTGTGCAATCATATTATTATAAGAATTTATAGGGTCACTTATAATACTAACCTGTCTAAACACTGACTCATTACCAGATACGGGGAAAAATGGAATAGTTTTAGAAACATTTAAATCGTCCCCCAACGTTGCCTGTTCATCATACTCTAGTTTTAAAGAAATCATACCATAATATGCCCCCAACTCTTCGACCGCATTAAACCCGTGTCCGTGTAGAGGTGATATGATTGGTCTAACTTTGCACTCAACAAACCCTAGAGCATTCTCAGTGACATTACCTGCCCCTAATGAGACATTACCATCACCATAAGTATAGTCAATACCTTTATTTAATATTACCACCCTATTAACTTCATTAGTAGTAATACGTGCGTATCCAGAAAATCCAGTTCCATCACCGGTTACAATAACAGAAGGTGCTATAATTATCGTCTGTATAGTTCCCAACTCCGCAGTTGTAAACGTGAACGGTGTTTCTACACTCCATGTGAGATTCCCACCACTCACTACATTATCAATACCAGCATTAGTAGTATGTAATACTCTAAATGCCCCTGAATCAACAGCAGAGGTGGTTTGAATATATATAGAATATCCAGTAAAATCAACCCCGTCAACGACACTTGCTGGTAATGAACCAGTACCAGTATTTAATGAGGAAAGAATTGAAGAAGTTAGGGTTGTCACTATTATATTGTCATTATATCCATGCCCACTAGATTGTGTTGTATCTAATACATCAGGGTCACTACCGTCATCTGGTAATACTCTAACCCAATCAATTCGTCCAGAATTTAAAGATGACTGTGCATTTTCTTTTATTTGCCACTGTGTATAATCTGCCGTATTTATTGAACCAGGATCTGATGATATAAATTTAACAGGCATATAATCTTTTGTTAAAAATTGAATAGCATCTAACATAAAGATAGAATACATATATTTCCAAACGTAACCATCCGCAGTTTCAAATGGTTCACCTACCAAAGACCCACTAGGGGATATGGTTGACGGCACTTTAGTGACACCGGTTGTCCCATTCCACTTAGAATTATTAAGACACTTATATACAGAATATTGATTATCAGTACCAACCAACACATATCCATTAGGAATAATAGATTCACTTCTAGTATTATCATACATTTCATATACAATACCAGATGTCCAATCTATCCTTGGGGCAGATAATGTTATACTGTCAGGGTTAACACGTTTTATAGATGTTAAATTAGATAGTATATCAAACGAACCAGAAACCGAATCATCTGGGGTTGGGGGGTTGGCATCATCCCACCATTGTGAAGACTTACCTACTCCTAAATAAATATTATTATAGTGTGATTGTGTATAATATAACCAATTATTTGTAACTCCTGTTGCATGTGTAGGTGCAATATCCACTGGAATATCATCTATTGCAATATAAAGTCGTTTCTGATGTAATACTGTATCACCACTGCTATAGGTGGTGGCAGATCTCCATTGAGGAGCATTCAATTTTATAGATTCTATAAATTGTTGTGCATTAAATATTCTTAATTTATTTGTTATAATCGCCGACATAATTATTCCTTTATATTCGTATTTTAATTTAATCTCTTAGTTCTTTTATCATATTTAAATCATTGACATTCCAAGTAGACCGCGGGATGGTATCTTTGGTATATATTGTCATTATTGATTCATGTCCAACATTCACTCTCTCATGACTATAATTAGTTATATCATTTATCTTATAGTTTAAAAAATCATTATCCTTAAACCACTGTGGTGTATTGTAAAATTTCATACGTTCTATTGATTTATATGTCATACCAGATATCTTATTATATTTAGTATCCGTATCTTCTTCTGTTACAATCAATATTTTAGGCAATATATCTATCTCTGAATCTAATACCGCATGATAATTACGTTCATATAAAGATTCTATTATCTCTATAGTAGACGATGGCCAGATATGGTCACCATAATCAGTTATACCTAAATTCTTATTGAAATAATGGTTGAATTCCTCAATTCTCATCATAGGAGTTATTATATTCTCTACAATAACTGGATATTTTTCTATATCAACTCCATGTCGCAAAACCTTCATGACATCTTTTATTGTAGTCTCACCGTCATTATCAATATCCCACCTAGCAACTCCATTAACTTCTGACATCAAGAATTTTTTAAGTTTCTTAATTCTTGGTGGATTATGAACTATATCAGTTGCTATTTCAAGTGCAATATCGTGTACCAGTTCACTAATATCTACTGTATCATATTTATAATTAAATTGTTTTAAATTATAATAAGTCCACAACGTCTCATCTATAAATCTATCAGATATATCAACTATAGATTTAATAACATTTGTCTTATTGTATGTATATTGTCTAGGTGTCGTCCCATCTATGACACCACTAACTTTATAATTAGTATACGGTGACACTAACACTTCATCAACATTAGTATATCTATATTTCATGAGTTGTTTATACTCAGTACCAGATCTAAATCTGAACTTCGTCCTCTCTAGAGACTTAGTAGATACTCCTAACGTTGGTATTTGATGCAACCTCTTATTCAACCTTATCACAAACTTATCATCCCTCGCATCACCACCATTTGCGACAGACCCTACCCAATTATTCGACGATGACTCCACATTGCCACGTGACCTACTATCCCACCGTATCTCTACAACATTCGGGTAATCTGATTTTATTTCATTAGTCGTATTATCATATGGACCCTCTCCATCCGGTATTTCTCCCATAGATATAACATAATCCACACCCAGAATAACATACCCCCCCATAAACTTCACAGAGAGAACTTGGAACCTGCCCCAATTATAACTGCTATCATAATATTTAAATACGTCTCGCCGTTTATAAATAACAAAATACGACCCGATAATGTTGTCATCTTCAAAATAAGACAACATGGATTTTTCAAACATGTCTTTGTTGTTGAGGCCGACGAAAGTGATTGACGACCAAGGGTCACTATCAACAACTGGGGTTTGTCCAACGTCAGAAAGGTTAATATCTTTATACAACCCATACCTACCACCGCCAGAATCAACAGTTGACAACATGTTTATAACACCACCAACATGATCGGTTAATACTACACCACTATTATCATCAACGTGTACATGTGATGTGTCACTTTCTAAATATTGTGTAGTATCCTGAACCCCTGTCATTGGTTCATCACCAAATTGTAAATTATCATAATACATAATGTCGTGATGTGCTGCTCCCAATACATCATTAATATCAATTAATTCATCTGACATTTCTAATAAATTAGTACTACTGTTAAGTGTTATGTTTCTAGTCCATTTCCCAGCAGCATCCATATTATCAACTGTCAATTCTACATTTTTAATAATTTCATATAATATGGCACTTGACGCTATTGTAATATCCTTTCTATCTACAACTTCCGTCTCCAAAACAAATTCACCAAACATCATCATTCCTGCAGGATGAAGTATTTGTTTAACAACATCACGCCATTTATCAATTACAACACCACACCTCAATACATAAGAATAATCTTGCCACAACAACCCATCATGAATTTTATCATCTGCTGACGGATACCCTTTGCGATTACTAAAATATCCTTCTCTCACACATAACGGTCCTGTTTTAACATTTATAACCGCTTTACCATTACCAATCGTAGATAAGTCAAATGTTGGTGGAATGTCATATCCAATACCAAAATCAGTATATAATGAATGTTTAATACTTAAAACACTAACATTTTTCACAGAACCGATACTACTACCAATAGTTTTAAATATAGCACCAGATCCAACTGACTGATAATCATCAGTCCAATACGAAACATATGCACTAGGTAACGATTGATATCCATATCCACCATAAATAACTTTAACTTTAGTTATAGCTCCCCTTGACTTATTATTAAATACTATCTTCATAGTATGCCAGTCAGGTAAGGTATATGCAATCAACGACGTATTATTAACAAAATCACCATTAAAAGATCGTTTCCATAACGTCAATATATTATTATCAATTTCCCACTCATCATCTTCAAGAGTAACATTAGTCCTAATAGGATTCATATCCCAATATTTTATATTACTAACAGACCCACCAACACTATAATCTTCAAATCGTTTTCCAACCGATACCCTAAATGTGGCATATATACCATTACATAAATCAGTTACTGGTGGAATACCTGAAACAATAGAAGTACTGTTAGGTGCATTATCCCAATCTATATTACCACCAATAATAAAAGCATCCTCTACATATGTTAACTCATAATTTGCAAAATATCTATCAAATTCTTGAATTAACAACATTGGTGAAATTATTAATTCATGTAAATATCGTAAATGTTTATAAGATACCCTATGTTTTAATAAATCAATTACATCTGATATAGACGTACTACCATCAAAATTAATATCACTTCTTTTATAAGTAGTATTGTTAAGTATAACATCTTCTTGTAAAAAATTATATAAATCAACATCCTTCTGTGCAGAACCAACTAAAATGCCACCCAATTCATGGGATACTGCCTCTAAAGCTTCGCCCCACCCATATATCATATCATTATGATTTTTAGCAAATGGTGCAGAAGTTATAGCAAATGGAGTAAATGATTGTTCAAAGGTTGATGCTGTTGCAACCCCATTAATATGCAAACTACATTTATTAGTATTCATATTAATGTAACAAGATAGATGCATCCAATCATCAGGTGAAACATTAACGTTAGCATAATCTATAACAGGAATGTCTGTGGCATTAAATATAATACTACCACCACTCGCATCATTTACTTCCAATCTAAACCACAACCCACCAATATCAGTAGTATTCGCAGCACATTCTTGCCATAATACTATCTTATTTGTATGTGGTGTATCAAAAAGAGAACATAATGAAAATAAAGTACATTGTGTTGGGTAATAATTATTCGTAGACCCCGCGATATATATTTTAGTAGGTTTATACCAAAAGTCTATAGTAAAATCGTCAGGATAAAGATCAGCTGGGGAATTATTACATTTAGATAATGACTCTCCAAGTCCTTTGACATACAAATATCCATTTTCAAAAGATAAAGTAGTCTGATCACCAAACACATGAGAATCTAATCCGGTTGGATTTATATATGAACCACTATTATTAGAAATACATTCATTTTTATTTAAAGTATATTCTTGAGAAAATGACGTACCATTGGGGTCTTCAATATGACATAACCCATCACGATTACCATGATTTGTCACATATGATCCAACCTTTTGCAAATCAAACATATTCATATGATTAGAATATGCAACACCAGAATCTTCATTAAAATCTAATAACAATAAGTTGGAATTATAATGTATGTCTATATTAGTAATAACAATAGACGTATAGTATGAATAGGATATATCCCACACAGGACTACCAGATATATCGGATATATCAAATTGAGCAAATCTACCAGCTGCAAGTGATGGGTCTTGTATCCACTCCCCAGAATATTCAGTAACAGGTGAGAAACATTTTTCTATTTTAGCTATAGCACCAGACCCGAATGTTCCATCTTCTATAAATGATATCAATTCCCCCTCTATGTAACCATCCCCACCTTCTACAACCTCCACCCCACTAACGTTACCGTTACTTATATCACTAATATAACTACTAAATCCCTGCCCACTTCCACTGTCAGATATATATATATCCAATAATCTATTCATGGGGTAATCCGATCCACCGTTAAGTATGTCAACACCAATAGCACATTCGTAAAGTTGTTCAATGTGAGTTTGTAACTTTTCATCACCACCTAAAGAATATACCATAACTGTTTCTTTAGTAAGAAACTCTCCATGTTGTATATTAGATAAGAAATACTCAATGGCATATAATCCGTTTATATTATGTGTTACATATCTATCAACGGTTGCCGTAGTACCACTAACTACACCTACAACATCAACTGGATTATAATTCACATTATTATAGTTAGTCATAACCCCATCGGCATCCCTATAAGGAACACAACGTATACTTGTATCAGACACCCATATATTATTACTTGGTTTAAATAAATGATTTTTGGGATAGAAAAAATTCACATCTTTATTATAAAATGCATGAAATATAAATTCGTATGATTTCTCTGAACCTTTATTTCTATAAAACTCTTTCATAAACTTAAGAAATTGTTTCTTATTACTATACCTAGCCTTCACCGGCATTGTAGTCTCATCAGTGGAAGCCGACTCTTCACTAAAATATTCTCTATTAACTGTATACTCGACTTTAAATACTACTTGTGACTTAAGAGTAACAATATCATTTCCATTTAAAAACCTGAGAGTATTGCCATCTACTATATAATTACTATCGTCTAAAACTTGATAATCGGTACTACCATGATATTGAAGAATTTTAATCGTTAAACTGATAAAAGAATATAAGGAATTCTCAACCTTAATACGTAGAGTTACGGAATTATTTAATTTAGTTCTAACCTCATCTGGTATAAATAAACGTGGACCATTCAACTCATTTGTAGTAAAATTCAACCATGTAGAACCATTATCAAATGAAGCATATACAACACACGTTCCACCACCACTACCAATTATACTGTCTGGTTGAATTTTAAAAACATTACCATAACTTATAACTATTCCAGTATCATACTCAAAATCACTTTGGGGTGAACCAGGGTTCGTATGTGATATTACTACAGTTCCTGTCAAATATCCAGAAAGAAAATTAATCTTAGCAGGAGTCTCGTTAGTATAACCAGTACCACCATATCCTATACTATAACCATTAACCCCACCATCTACTACCGTCATTATTACTTGTCCGTTATTATCCCCACCATTAACGTCCACATAATATACCCCATCGGTTAAAAAATAACCATTATATCCATCGGTAAAAATAGTATCAATTGATCCACTTAGATTATATGTGAAATATGATTTTGGTGCTATAGCATACTCAGTATGCATACCATATCCAGCCTCATCTTGATTATTAAAAAAATCTACATCAGTCATTTTAATATCAGTATACCCATCACCACCATTAACTTTATTAACTGATGTTATATATGAGTTCTCTACTTTAATTGATAAAACACCACCCTTATTATCAACATTAACATAAAATATACCATCTGTCCATCCACTAGATTCTCCATCATATATAACATCAGATATCCTACCTTTTTGTAATATTAAACTCTTACTATCGTCTGATGGATCAACTATCGTTGTTTCTTCGATTTTAAAGATAAATTCTGGCAACTCTATAACTTTATAATTAGGATTAAATGACAACGATTTAAGTATATCATCACGATCCATCGTTATTCTATTGTTATACTCAGATATTTCACTATATGTACTTGATGTATCTGAAATTTGATTACTTAATACACCAACATCTATAAAATCATAACTATTAACATACACCTTAATAAGTTTAACTTTAACTTTAACATCTAAGTCCTCATAATATGATGGTTCATAATATGATAAATCATATATTGACACCACACCATTTGATATGAAATTGTCTGACTCATATGTTATTTTATTAAATGTTCGATTAGATGAAGATGATATATTCTTTGGAGACACTTCATCTCTAAATCGTTGTAAAGATACTACATCGGGTATTGTTGATGCCAATTCAGATTTAAATTGATCGATAAATATATCTATAGTATAATCTATATCTGAAAATTCAGTAATACGTGATAACAAGTCAATTTGTCCATATTCACGTTCCATCCACTCATAATACAATTCTAGGAATTGTATAAAATTATCATATTCACCTTCATCATTATCTACCGACATCCACATCGGTAACTGTGTTCTAATACCCTCCGATATATGATTTATAAAGTTCATTTTTTTCATAATATCTTAACAGAATGTACACTGTTATCTAACGTATATATCTCATTAGACTTTGCTCTAACATTCAATGTAATCACATCAATATATAATATTTGATTTTCCCTTGCATAAATATCAGGTGATTCTAATACACAAGTAATAGTTATATCAGTTGCATCTTCTTCTTTCTGTAATATAATATCTCGGATAGTTACTATACCAGTATCATAATCAATATCAGATATCACAAATGGATTATCATACCTATTCCCCTCACCATCATGAGTATATGCCACTAACTTACCCACCTTATCATCTGAAAATAAATATTCCCTATCGTCACCGATCAACTTAAATTTAGTAGATGTTATAGTACCACGTTTAATCCTATTAGAAAACTTAGATACATAACTAATTTTAGATTCATGAATTTCATGTGAAATTGATACAGACACAGTTGTGACATTATTGGATATTGAATGATGAGTGTCATCTATAATAGATAGAAACCTAGAATATCTAAAGTAGTCTCCGAAACTATTCAACACATCATTTGAGTATTCCATTATATTAGTACTAACCATTTCCACTATATCAGGTTCCGATAGTAGGGTAGATTGTGTATTATATTTAACTAATGTATTGATATTAATTTTAATATATGTCGGACTCATTAACATAGGCACTATGCCAATTACTGAATGATTCCTCTTTAATTTAAATTCTATATTATCACGTTCATGGTCTGATAGGTATAAAGAATTCTTTGGTTTTATTGATACTAAAACCTTACCATACATGGGTGGTACATTTTCTTCACCACCCCAAACATTAATAGAATCTATATTTGGATATATTTGTCGTAATATTTCTCTATAATCCTCAGCAGTAACTGCACGCCGTTGTGTAGAAAACTCTCTGGGAGCTGAATGTTTAATAGTCTTTATATCATCCTTATCATACCCACCCCAAGTCTTACCAACTACTGATGCTGAAATGGATGGAGCAGGAACGTGTGGTGGTGGTGTAACCCAATTCATATCACCAGATTTATTATTGGCGATACTACCCAAACAGTTAATATATTTAACATTTGCAATAGACCCAGTTGGTATATATTTACCTAATATACCATCACCGAAATATATTTCATACTGTTCATTATATGACTCCTGTAAAAAATAAACCTTGGACTCAGAATCCAATTTCATATTATCATCTTCCAATGTATATATATTTGACTCAATTGAGGTTTCATTCGGTCTAACCGTAACTACCATACTTGTCGTGTCAATGTCTTGATTAGATATAAGATGATGTTGATTAATATCTTCATTATTAATAATAAAAACTTCTTCTACCTGATTACCCTGAACCAATACCATATTATCTAATCTATATACATAATAATCATGTGGTGCCTCATACAGTATATCAATATCCTTCTTAGCATATTGTACATACTTAGGAGTATAATAATGAATATTACCCTTTCCCGTATTAGAATTTAAAGTAAATACATCACCAGTACTAATTGGGAATTTATTATTAATAATCTTCTTGACATTGCCATTAATATCTAGAACCTCATCAGAAATAAACATACTATCTGTAGTTAAATCATCTATCACCGATGCCTTTACTTTAAAAACTAAATCAACAATAGCAGTTGCACTCTTATTCGATTTCGGCATATATCCAAGTAATTTACTTTTAGATACTACATTCTCTCTAAGTTTAGCAGTATCTAAAAACATTTCATTAGCTACCATGTTTAAATAAAATGCCTGGTGATGGGTATTATATGCCAACAAATCTATTAACGTATTTAACCCAGACCCCTCAAAATCATATGAGTTAAATGTTTGATCCGGATGACTCTTCATATAATTAATTATACTTGATTTTATATTATCAAAGTCTAATTCTGTAAGTTTTATATTTGACATAATGGTTACTTTATTCTCTCTATTGGAAATGTAAAACGTATTACGTGATCGGATGTCGGGATGACATATTCTATTGTAATATTTATAATATGTTTATTATTCTGAAACTTCCCCTCAGCAAACGATACATCAACAATATCCACACGTCTTTCATATCGTGATACTAATTCACGTATAATGTCAGATAAATGAGACATTAAAGAAATATCATCTATATTCTCAAATAATTGACTATACACATTACCACCGAAATTGATATCAAATGGTCTTTCATATATATTGGTTAATAATATATTCCTTAATGATTGATTTATTGATGAATATGAAGTCATATGGGTTATGTCATTATTAGATATACCCTTTTCATTTAAATCAATTTCCCAATCAGTCTGTCCGTTATTCATAACAGATTCCCACTTTCTAAATTTCAAATCAATATCATAGTATTGGAATTTTTTCTCATATCGTTTATTCATATAATTAACTACTTTACTAGTTTAAATTGATTTTCGGTGCAGTTTTTTTCATATTCCCACCGCTGTTAGTTGTATGTGACCCACCAACCTTTGCATCCCACGATCCGTTTACTTTTATTTTAACAGAACCGTTAACATATATATTGAGATTACCAGAGACATGTAAATTCTTATCTCCATATACTATTTCATAGTCATTACCAACTATTTTAGTTACTCTATCACCATTAGGATGATATTCTTCAAAAGAACCACTCTTATGATAAGTATGAATCCTTTCAGCACCAGGAGTATCATCAAATTCTTGATGGTGTCCTGAGTCAGTGCTTAATACTTTATTATCAGGATAGGTAGGAGCATATTTAGTTGGTGGCTCTGAAAATAAAGAATTATTAATAACTGATGATTTTTTATTTGTTACTATAGTATCGTCAACTACACTTCTAGCTAATCTATTAACATCGGATTCATTAAGAACACTATTGTATTGTGACGTTTCTTCTTTATATGGATATACTTCTGTTGGATCACCATAATCCAATTCATCCTCATCTGGACCAGACGGTATTCCAGGAATAGTACCCATCATTATTGGGTCTTGGGCACTCTCACCATCTCTGAAAAATCCAACAACCCACGAACCCAACATAATACCGGTTGGAGATATACCAATACCACCAATTGATGCCGATGTTATTGGCATCATAGGACTCGCCCACGGTAACTTGTCAGTTGGCAACATAGAACGATTGTTATCATGTAATCCAATAACACGTACACGACACCTACCAATCATTAATGGATCATCGGTATCTTCAACAATACCATGAAACCATATGAAATTATTCATACCCATATAAGAATTCATTATAAATTTAATCCTATTCTGTCTTTAGCTACATCAATACTCATAATATATGAATCTCTAGTTATTATATGTGTTATGTTTATAATCAACCACTTACCAGCATAAATCTCATCACGAACAACCTCATTTCCAGGACGTTTTACCGGAATTTCTATTTCTAATAAGTCACCAACAGCTAGTGAAGTATTACCGGAAACTTCTATATTCATCTTTAAATTATCAAATAACTGATTACCATAATTATATTTTAAAATATTATCTGATATATTATATTTATTTAACTGATTGTGTGGAACTAACATAACATTATCAGGATAATATTTCAACATAGAGTTTGGATTCTTACTCATTAATGGGTATAACCGACTCTTTATTTCTCTTTTTCTAACTTGATACTTCTCAGAATCTTCATACCACGAATGTGTTGTTTTCTTAACCTTTCTATGTACAACATCACAACTCATAACACCAGATGCATACATACCCTTGGTTATATTATCTATAACATTAAATCTGGATATAACTTTATATGATATTAATGACCTATTTTCTTCTTCTTGATTCTTCATAGTTCCATAGCTATTAACATTCTTACCAGAGCCCCGATATTTATATTTAATACTCTCATCGAAAAATGATTCAATCGACTTAAACATATATTCACGATTGTTCTCAAAAAATACATAAGATGTACTAGTATCATTATGACACCTAGAAGACAACCAATTTATACACCTAAAAGGAGACATATTAGGTATAACTAAGTCATGTTCGTCCATACTTTGTTCAACTGATATAAATTTATTTGAATCAATATCACTTTCGTTAAATATATCACTTGCAATAGAACTTCCATATCCAGATACATGTCTTGATATCTTTTCTTCAAAATTCATAGTAAAGTCAGTAGTAACCAACTGCAATACATATTCTATAGTCTCGTTAACTGTCTTTATATCAGTTACGGAATACACCTTCATACTCAACTTTAAAATTTCAGCACTATTAAGTTCTGACTGTAGCCATATATTCACCGTCTCCTGACCTACTATTGGTAATGTAACTAACATATTCTCAGGATCTTGTATGATGATATCAACATGCATAGAAGATGTAAACATACTTTCATATATTCTCACCTCCTTAAACCATTCTCTTAAATCATAAGTTGTAGATGAATCATATGAAGTCAAGTCTAATGCCCAAAACTTATAAGCATTAAATGTAATGTTGGAAGTTGTCATAATATATTAACCATATAAATTATAAGTTTCTTGAAGTGTTAGGATAAAGTTGGTAATATGCATTGGTCGTAATAATCGTATTTTTCTATTTTTATCATTCTGATCCATCATATATTCATATTCACTCACAGGTTTAAACTCATTCCTTTTAATTTTATCATCTATAAACTTATATGTGGTTTCGGTTATATCATATTTCTTTATAATATGAGTATAATGGTGGATATTCACACGTGCATTTCTAATATCACCAAATTTTGATTTTAATCTACGTTCAACCGCACTAACAGGTTTAGGCCATTCATCATATATATTATTAATATCATTTAACATTAATATAACCCAATATAATGAAGGGTCATCATAATAATCAGCTGATATACTTTCAGGGGTATCCTTATCTTTAACCGTGTAATCATACCAAGTATCAAATGCATTCAACCATATATCATTAATATCAACGGATGTAAATATATTTTTAACTTGTCTTGGTATACCATCATAATTAGTATATCCGTATAACATCTTCCCAGAAATATCAGTTACATTTAACTTTAACTCTGGACGTATAAGTTCTGGCATATAAATAAACATTAATAACCCCCGTCTTCATCCATTACGTCATCTGACGTAATTATTTCAAGTTCTTGTACCGATAATGTCATGGTAGTGCTATAGGGGTATTCTGTATCACCCTCCATCATACCAAATACACCCTCAGAACCATATGTTATATTACACGAAGTTATAACCGAATCTTTAATCCTGGGCAATTTCTCTAGACCGTTATCTGTACTACCGGGTGATTTAAATCTTATAGATATTGAATCTGGTACTGTATACCAAACATTATTAAAATTAGGATACATTCTAGCACGAAACCACTTAACAATTTTATAAACTACTTCTGCCTCATTTTTACTTTTAGGTACAAACTCAAACTCAAACTCAAATGTTCTCATACCCACACCCTCAAATAATAACTGTTTATTCATATTTTGTATCACCCCATGTTTTTTCTGAAAATCAATACCAGCTTCATCCCCATCGGTAAACGACCCCATCATATTTCTAAGTTTTCCTTCGATAGCGTCAGCCGAACCTCCAAAATCACCATGTTTGTTAGTCCTCGCGGCACCAAAACTACCCGAAAACTCAGCTTCTCCCCAATTGACCCCACCATTTACATTTATCACAGGCGGGATATATAAATGAACAGCAATGTTACTCTTTAATGCAGATTTAGTTATTGCTAATGATTTATCATCCCCCTTATCAATCACCCAATTACGTTTTTCGCCAGCATATTTCTCATACTGGCCTTCGGACGAGTCTTTAAACTCCAACCAAACACGAATCTCTTCTAAACCATCATCATGTGTATGAGGAATCCCTATTGTTTCTGGATACTTTAAAAGGTCGGCGGTATTCCTTTTATTTTGAGATTGCCGGATTTTATATTCGGGTTTATCGCTCATTATTAGTTCCTGGCATCTTATGTGTCCGTTTTATAAATATAATTATGAATATTATTATTATTATTTATAAGTCATAACAGTTATGAAATACCATAAAGGTAGATATATACCACATAACAAACAAAAATACATTGGAGATATTACCAATATAATTTACCGTTCATCATGGGAAAGAAGATTTATGAAATATTGTGATACCAACTCATCAATAATTGAATGGGCATCAGAAGAATTATATGTCCCGTATGTCTCACCCATAGACAATAAATATCACAGGTATTACCCAGATTTTATCATAAAAGTAAAATCTAAAAAATCAACAAAAATAATAATGATCGAAATAAAACCGTCAAGTCAAACAAAAAGACCAGAGAAGGGTAGGAAAAAAAATACTACATACTTATCCGAAATAAGAACATGGACAATAAATACTTCCAAATGGAAACACGCCCTTAAATACTGTGCAAAGAAAAACTGGGAATTCAAAATTTTAACTGAAGAACATATATTATAATGCAAAATTTTAAACAACTACTAAACCGTCTGTCTTCAACAGGTATAAAGGCAAACACAAACAAGTCTCGCGAATGGTTCAGAAAAAAAGTAAGACAATCTGGGATAAACAGAAAGTCGTTGATGATGGACAAGGACAGGTTTTCTTCAAGAATAACTGTAGGGAAAATGTATTGTTACTACTACAACCCCAAACACTCTAAGACACTACCTTACTACGATGAGTTTCCGTTGATATTCGTTGTGGACATAAATAAGGGCGGGTTCTTAGGGATTAACCTTCATTACGTTTCCCCGCGTGACAGGCTTTTGATTATGGAGTCACTATCAACAATTGTGAATGATAAGCGGTATGGGAAAAATGCAAAGTTGGCTTTATCTTATTCGGTATTACAAAAGATATCTAAATATAATATAATAAAACCATGCTTAAAACGGTATCTGGTTAGTCACGTTAGAAGTAACTTTATGCAAATAGACGCAAACGAATGGGATATTGCAATCTTTCTACCAGTACAGAAATTTAAAAAATCATCTCCATCAAAAATATGGAATAGAAATTAAAGGTAAACATAATGTCAGATTTCTCTATAACTAACTTTAGGTCAAATATCAATCGGGCTGGTCTATCATTTTCTAACAGATATATCATAACTATTGCTCCAAAAAAATCACTGTCGGACGGATTATCATCTCCACTATTCGGTTACCATGAAGATTTGCGTCATATGTCATTACGCATAGACTCATTCGAATTACCAGGAAAATCTCTCTCAACAAAAGAAGTGAAACATTACGGACCATTTAAAAAAATACCATATGCAATGACATATGAAGATCTTCAAGTTAATATACTATTATCACAAAACATGATTGAACGTGATATAATTTCAGATTGGATGAACTATATATATAATTACAATTCATCAAAATTAAGATATTTCGATGATTATGTTACTGAAATACATGTCACCACACTTAACAATCAGAATGAAAAAATACATATAGTTAAATTCGTAGATGCATATCCTACAGGAATAGGAGAAATTTCATACTCCTATTCCAATGCAGAGGCAAGTACAATACCAATAACATTTGCATATAGGAAGTGGGTGGAAGTTCCAATTAACTTAACATCCGAACATTAATGTTAACATTTAGATTTAAAACCTATTCATCGGAAACAATAATATCAATTAAACAACAAGGATAAAAAATAATTATGACTTTACCTACTATAGTGACACCGATATATAAATTAATAATACCATCTACTAACAAATCAATAAAATATAGACCATTTCTAGTAAAAGAAGAAAAATTGCTATTAATGGCAAAAGAAACCGATTCAATTGTAGATAATATTGAAACTATAAAACAAATAATTGAAAACTGCATACTGTCAAATATAAATGTAAATAACTTATCTACATTTGACATAGAATATATATTCATTCAATTACGTTCAAAATCAGTAGGTAATATAATTATTTTAAATTATGAACACGATTGTCCAAATAATGAAGATCAAAAACAAATAAAATTTAATGTTGACTTAGATAAGGTAACTATAGAAAATAATAACACAAATAATATCATCAAAATTAATGATGATATCTCAGTCGCACTAAGATACCCAACATTTAATACATTAGAAAGTATAGACGTAACTAATAATATCATTTCTGATATCAATATACTTGCCAAATCTATAGACTATATCACTGATGGAAATATAAAACACGATTCTGCCGACTATACTCATGATGATATTATTGACTTTTTGGAAGCATTAACATCAAAACAAATTAAAGATATATACCGTTTTTTTGATAATATACCAACAACAGAATTTAATACAAATATAAAATGTCAAAGTTGTGATTTTAATAAAGACATAAAAATTACAGGCATTACTGATTTTTTCGTATAAGTTTATATTATGATAATCTATTAAACCATTATAAAACAAATTTCTCATTAATGCAATATCATAAATATAATTTAACTGAATTAGAAAATATGATACCATATGAAAGAGAAATATATATAACGTTATTAATAGAATATTTACGTGATTTAGAGAAACAAAAACAAATGATAAGAAAATGAATATACCAACTAAAATAATAGAGATATCAAAGGCAATAGATTCACTTAGAATATTCCCAAGAATATTTATATCTGTTTATATGATATTGTTATATGATGCAATTCAATGGTTTATGTTGTTGAATGCACCAACGCCAGAACAGACTACACTTATATCAGTAATTACTGGTATAGGTGCAGCTTGGTTTGGACTATACATCGGATCAGGCAATAAAAAATAAAGAGATAACATATGACTACATTAAATGATATAACTGGTAGATTACAAGAAGAAAATACGGATAAGTTATTACTCTCCTTGCAAGATAAGTTATTAAAAATACAAAATAATATAGACTCAGACTCTGGAAAATTCTTTCTCAAAGAATTAGAAGATATTATAGATAAATCTGACACAAAATCTCAAAAAGGACTAAACAAATTAAATAATAAATTAACTAATTTAAATAGTTCCATAGGCAAATCAAATTCACTTAATGAATCAGAGAAAAACACATTTAGAAGTGCCATATCAGAACAGAGTGAAATTGTTAATAACAATACAACATTAACCGCTAAAATTGAAAGTATTGTAACAAATAAAAAAGAAGAAATTGCCGATAGAGGATTTAATACAGATATAGGTGGGGCAGTAATGGCAGTAACGGGTTCACCCGCATTTGGTTTAGCTGCAGGATTTATTCAAGATAAAATACAAGACAGAATTAAAGAAAATGTCGAATCTGAACATGAAAGAAAAGAACAAGAATCTAGAATAAAACAACATGAAGAATTAAAATCAAAAGAATTTGATTTCTTAAGAACACAAATATCTGAACAAGACGTAAAAGATAAATTTAATCTTACTGAAGATGATATACTAAACAAGTCAAGAGAAAATAATACAACATATGAAGAATATTTAAATTCATTAAAAGATTCTATTATAGAACAATCATCTCAAAATAAAAAAACAAATGAACGAAATGACGAAATAAAACAAGAAGAAGATTCTATAAGAAAAAAATACGGAATGAATGATAATGATAATGTATCATCCAGCGCATCCAGAGAACCAACCGACAATGATAATGTATCATCCAGCTCATCCAGAGAACCAACCGACAATGATAATGTATCATCCAGCTCATCCAGAGAACCAACCAACAATGATAATGTATCATCCAGCTCATCCAGAGAACCAACCAACAATGATAATGATAATGATAATGTATCATCTATATTCCCAACAAGTTCTACCAGTACTGGACAGTCAATAGAAACAATAAGAGAACAAAATAGACAAGAAGAACAACAAATTAATGAACTGGAAGATACTAATAACCATCTAATAGATATTAAAAATCTATTAGGTCAGAAAGGTGGTATAGGTGGTGCAGAAGAGGAAGGTGGTTTCTTTTCAGGTTTACTTGATAGCGCTCTAGATATGTTTGGTATAAAGGGTATCGGGTCGGGGATAGGCAAGCTTGCCTCAAAGGTATTGCCATCTTCATTGATGACAATGATACCCAGCATCTTCGGAGGATCAACTACCGCTGCTTCTATGACTACTCTAATGAGTGGTGCGAGTTCCACCGCAGGTGCAGCAACTACTGCTGCGGCTGGAGGCAGTGGTCTAATGAGTACCATTGGAGGACTTGCCACTAACCCAATAGGACAAGCTGTATTAGCTACGGCAGCTCTAGGCGCAGGTGGTTATATGTTATGGGATCATATGAGAGGTTCTGAAGAATCAAAGGCTGCATTAGATTCAGCAGAAGAAGCGGGAGCAATTGAACATAACGTTTTTGGCGAATCTACAGTTTTAGATGGTGGATGGGAAAAAATCAAAACAATGAAACCTGAAGCAATACAGGCTCTCGCAGATTATGATGATTGGGATGCTGGAGCCAAAAAGGGATTTGATGAAATACTAAATCCAAAAGCTAAAAATACAAAGGACTATCAAGAAGGTAAAAAAGAAAAAGAAATAGCACAACAAAAATTAGATACTTTTAATAATGAAAATATTAATTCTGAAAAAATTACAAAAACTAAAAAAGATATATGGGGCGACGATGAGAATTACCAAGAATATAAAGATCCTGAAATTCAAAAAGAAGAAAATAAATTAAATACGGATTTAGATTCAGCAGATAAAAAAATAGAAAGCGCCATTCAAAATGAAGTGAATAGACTTACTCCAGGATATACAAAACCAGATTTTCCAGATGACCCAGATGATGTGAAAGATGCTGACTTTGAAAATCATATGTCCAAACTAAGAATGTTATCCGGTGTTGGATTAGTAGATTATACACCATTGGCTAAAGATGGTGATGACAAATACTCATCAGAAGACGTTTCCGAAAAGGCAAATTCAGGACTAGGTGGTCTTTGGCAATGGGATAGCGATAGAGAATACACAGGTGAAAATGCACATCCAAAGGTAGTGGATAATATCATGAATATACTGGCAGAAAAATCTCTTAATGCTGGGTCTAAAAACAACATAGAATCAAGGGGTGAAGTAACAAATACTAAAAGCAAACAGGCTTTCGAAGAATCGAAAGGTGACTTAGATAAAAAAACTGACTCAACTAAAAAAACTGACTCAACTAAAAAAACTGACTCAACTAAAAAAACTGACACCGGAGATTACCAACCACTAGACACATCTAGATGGTTGGATTGGGGTAATGGTGATATGTCTGACTTATATACAATGGACGATGGTACATCATTAAGTTATAATTACTATAAAGGACAACGATATAAATGGACAGAAGAGGATATTCTATCTAAGTATAAACAATTCAAGCAAGGAGAAAAAGTTAGCATAGGGATGAATGCAATGCCACAAGACCAAAATCATCTAAATGAGTTTTCCCCTTATTTTAAAAAATTACAAGATTCCGGACAACTAGATAGAAATATGTGGGAAACAAAAACACCTTATAAATCTAACTCTAATAATATAACAACACAACCACCTAAAACTAAAATATCTGAAAATGATGAAAAACAAACAGACGAATCAACTCTATTAGAAAAAGCATATGATTACACTCCTGTAGGTATGATGACTAATATGATGGGATTTACTACATCTGAATCCGATAAAGAAAAACAATCAGTTGACCCTAAAATTAGTTTGCCAAAGTCAGAAGAAATGACCGATGTGGAAAAAGAGATTGCTGAAGAAGAGGCTGAGCTTGATCAGCAAGCAAAAAAAGCATTTGGTCAACCCCCAATGCCAGAAGAATGGAGAAAATACTATGAAACACCAGATTTTCCAGATGACCCAGATGATGTCTCTGACGCTCTCAACGAAGCAAAACTAAAATATAAATTAAGTAAAATAAAATATAAGAAAGGCGAAGAGTGGAAAGAGTATAGAAAACCTGCAAGAAATCCTGGCAATTCTAGAAGTGAGCGAGCAGCGGATGAAAAAGCAAAACTACAGTATAAATCAAACCTAAGCAAAAAAAGTAAAACAGGTAGTTTGATCGGTGGTGAACCTATTGGAGATGAACTAACCGATATGCAATATTCCGCACTGAAAACTCAGCAAAGAATGAACAGCCCCTCTATCACCGGCAGACAATTGCTACCCGAATATCAACAACTGATGCAACAATACGAAATGGCACAATCTAAGAAAATTAAACCATTCAATAACCCTAACCAAAGTAATGCCGCATTAAGACAAAATGAATTAAACAATGAAAAATCTAAATACGAAGACAAAAATAAAAAGGAATCTAAAGACAGTATAATCAATGCACCAACCAACAATGTAAATAATTCTAAACAAAACATTACCAATGTAATAGATACTTCTAAAAATTCGTTTAACCAAGCTAACAAAGGATTACGCGGTGCGTTTTAATTAATGAATTCTTTGTCAGTACTGATTTTGGTATCTGTGTTGTTAACTAATGTTGTTGTCAAAGAAGATAAAAAAAATTATTACCATCAAAATCGGAGAACACTATCAACATTTTCCATATTTACAGGGAAACAAACCGAACACAC